GATCACACTTCATATGCAGGTACATCTACTGTAGAAGTTCATGGTGATGAATGTAAAGCAGTTGATGGAGATAAAGTAGTTAACGTTGAGGGTGATTATTTCCTCAAAGTTACTGGTGATTGTCATATTGAAGTTGGTGGAGGTTTCTTCTTAGGTGCTGAAGGTGCTCCTAAAGTTGCTGATAAGGACGGTGAAAGTAAAGATAGTGATATTCAAAAACATACTATCCGCTTTGGTTCTGACGTTGATGTGAATACTGTTGGTGCTAAGTTTGAATTGCAAGGTTCTGAAGCAAATTTAGCATCACTATCTACCAAAATTACTGGTAGTGTGTTTGAAAACTCTTCATCCAATCAGTCATATTCTGGTGCAGAAATTATTATTGCAGGTAGTAACTCTATTGAACTAAGTACACCTCACCTCTATGAATTTATTAACGTGCCTTCAATTTTACCTGTAATTACGACTGGTATTACTAGATTGGTTGGCGGTTCTGTTGATACTATCATGACACCTGGACTTAGTACAGATGCTATTCCAAGATATACTGTAGTCAATCCTATTGGTCCTATATCCTTGACATGTGGTGCAACAGGATATAACTGTAATGTAACTACAGGTGCATTTAACGTTAACGTTGTCGCAGGACTTATCAACATGAACGCATCAGCAGCCGCTACTATTAACGCTGGTGCAGCAGTAACTATCAGTGCTATCGGTGTTGTGACAGTTACTGGACTGTCTATCTTCCTCAATTGATCCTTGACACCCTGCTTCAGACCTGCTATACTACATAGGTACAGAAGAAACCAGCATGGATTCCCTCTCTCACATCTTCGTAAACTTCTCCAAACGTAAAATGACTCTGGTCGATGACGAAGGATATGAGAAAGAAGTCCAATGGAAATTCGATGACGAAGGTTCTGAAGGTTTTTCAGAAACAATCTCTGAAATACAAGAGATTATTGACAATGATTTAATTACCTATTGCTTTGCTGTACGATGATTGGACCGATTGGAGTTACCCTGGAACAAGCAGAAGATAACTTTGAGTTTCTTTTAGATCTCACTGATAATCAACATGTTTGTTGGAAGATTACTCGTCCTGATGGAAAGTCTGTAATGATGGTTCCTGTAAACGAAGTATCTCCTATTCCTGATGAAATTCAAAATCAAGTAGAAGAATTTCAAAAACAATTCTTAGAAAGTAAAAATGACAGTTGAAATTTTTGATAATTTTTTGCCAGAACATGATTTTGTTATTTTAAAACAACTTATTGTAGAAGATCCAGCAGATCAATTTCCATTTGCAATGTTAACTCATGTCGCAAATGGAGAAACAGATAAGTATGAACATTGGAATTGGATGGGTGTACATCCATTTTATAAAGAACATCAACCAAGAAGTCCTCATTTTAACATGATTGCTTCAATGATTATTACTCGATTAGAAGAAAATCATGACTTACGTTCTTTAATTCGTGTCAAAGGTAATTTCTATCCCTGGACAGAAACAATTAAAGAACATGAATTCCATGTTGATTACACCTATAATCATCGAGCAGCAATTTTTTCTCTGAATACCTGTGATGGGTATACATTATTTGATGATGGTACGAAAGTCGAAAGTGTAGAAAATCGTCTTTACATTTTTAATCCTCAACAAAAGCATTGCTCTAGTACAACTTCTAATGATAGAGGACGATACAACATTAACATCAATTTCTTATGAGACCCGAAACTCGTGAATCAATGGAAAACCTTTGGTCCGCCAAATGGAATCTTCCTAAAGCAGCAAGAAACTGTAATCTGACAGATAAGGAGATGAAAATCACCTTTAACGAGTATTGTGCTTTTCATCCTCCTACCTGGGAAATTGGTAACACCAAACAAATTGGTATCCTTCATGTTGATGGGAGTGTGGCGGAATCGGTAGACGCACCAGACTTAAAATCTGTTGACCATTAAGGTCGTGGGGGTTCAAGTCCCCCCACTCCTATATAACTGGGGGAGTACAAAAGATCTGCAATGTAGAAGCAGCGCCCCCAATCAACGCCTCCGTAGCTCAGTGGTAGAGCAGGGCTTTTGTAAAGCTCAGGTCGCAAGTTCAAATCTTGTCAGAGGCTCTCAATCCTCTATAGCTCAGTTGGTAGAGCAGGTGACTGTTAATCACCCTGTCCCTGGTTCGAGTCCAGGTGGAGGAGTTAGTAAAAAATATATTATGAATTATCAGTATCCTTTGTACGCACCATATTGGAAGGTTGACCTCTTTCATAAATCATGGTACAGTACACTCAGTTCTCTTTTCAAGATGATTAATGTCAAAGACAACAAAGACGGTTCGTTCGTCATCGAATGGGACGAAAACGACGAAGCAGAAAGCATCTTCAACGACTGGACGAAAGAAGACTTCACAAACTTCCTCCGTTGGGCAGCAGAAGAAGAACTTAGTAAAGACTCAGACAAATCTGGAGAAAAATCTGAAGAAGATGGAAACATCTCCAAAGAAGCAACAGAGAAAGACTGGGAAGACTTCTGGGAAGGTCCAGAAGCAAGTAAAATTGAAGGTGATGAACTCTCGTAAGAAAGATTTGTTCCCATGGGTGGAAACTTTTCCATACTTTATGCAAGACGTGAGTGAGAATAAAAAGTGTTGGTTTACTTGTGAAGAACATGCTGAGAAATATGTGAATAGATACAATTGTAATTACAAACTGTATGTGTATACTGGTAAATGACACATGATCTAAGTGAGTATGATTTCGGTGGGAGACCTGTCACAGCGGTGGGTCTTCTACTCTTAATTAGTGAGATGGAAGGTACATCCCAACATCTTAAATATATGGGATTCCAGGAAGACAGGGATACCATTAATGAAATGAAGAAAAGATACTATAAACTCTACTTCAAAACAAAAAAGGAGGAGAATCTTAATGGAAGAGAATGAAATACCCAAAGAATTACAAGAAGAATGGGAATCGTACCTTGCAACATGCGATTCTTTCGGTATCACTCCTAGCATTCGTCGTTTTCTAAGATACAACGAACTCTTCCCTCCTGACGAGTATAAATAAACTTGTAGCAAATCGTGTGACTATTCGTGGGAACCAGAAAAATTTCTCAGTTGGATACTATTTCAGACGCGAATCTGTCGGGAGAAGCAATTCTTCCCGTTGTCGTATCTGACCCTTTGATTCCCAACCGAAAAGCAAAAGTTAATCAACTCTTCCGTGGAGTATCTCAAGGTACTAAAGCGGAACCTGGACTTACTTTTGACTTAGATCGAGATACTGGTTTATATCAAAATGCATATGACGAAATTGGGGTTTCGTTTGGTGATGGTGGTGTTTACTATTCCAGAATTGATAACGGAGGAGTAAGTTCTTCCCTTTATATTAATGCTGTTGACGATACAGCAGACAATACTGACCTTGTTTTTGCACCAAAAGGAACTGGTTCCGTAAAGGTTACTGGTACATTTTTGATGTCAGATGACCAATTTGTGCTAGAAGACGCACAAGGTCCAAAGGCACGATTTGAAGTTGGTAATATTGGTACTGGTACAAATACCAGGATTATGACATTACCTGCTATTACTCAGGGTAATGGAACAACCTTAGTTGGTGCTGATACTACACAGACATTGACGAATAAAACTATTCTCATTGATGAGGATAATTTTGTTCTTGTTGATGGTCAAGAGGAAGCAATCTTCCAGATTAATTGGCCAACTACAGTCGATACTCGTCGTTCTTATTTTTTACCTGATGCTGGCACAGTAACTACAACTGCAGAACCAACTGCTACAACATCTACATTACTTGATACAAAAACCGAACAAATTGTTCTTAGTAAAACTTTAGTAAATCTAAAACTTGCTGCTAACGCAGAAGTAACTACAAACTGGGTTCAGTTTAATACTGATGCACTTGATGCAAATAGAATTATTACTGTTCCTAATCAAAATCTGACTCTGGTTGGTGTTGATACTACACAAACATTATCAAACAAATCAATTGAGGGATTGATTTTATCTGATGCTACAGATCCAACTAAAAAGATTGTATTTGATGTAAGTAATTCTAATACACAAACGTCAGAGTCAGTATTTTTTCCAGATACTACTCTTCTTAACGCTGCTGGATTTAGAAACACTATTGTCACAGAAAGAGCAACACAAACTCTTATCAATAAAACTCTAACTGACGTTACCCTAAATACATCAGGAGCAACAGGTAGAGTTGATATTATCTGTGATAATATTACAGATATTAGAACAATTCGTTTCCCAGATGCTGATGCTACACTGTTGTCTACAAACAACGTAACTTTAGATAATGTAAACTTTGGCGCTGGTATTGGTGCTAATAACTTAACGGGTCAAACAAGACTTCAACAATTCTTCTACGCAGGGTTCTAATTAACAATGGCAGACCAAGGACTTTTAGGGCAATCAAAGCCCGCAGGAACTACAAATACATTGCTTTACGGAGCACCAATTGATTCATCTGCTAGTGCGGTTTTGACAATCGCAAATGATGGAACTGGTGCTGCATATGATGTAGCAATCAAAAATTATGATCAAGAATTAACCGTAGATGCATCTTCATACTTATTGCATGAGGGTGATGTAATCACTGGATATAGATTTACTTTAGGAACTCCCATTGACAGCGATTCAACTTTAGTTCCCAGTAATACGATTACATCTGCTGATGGAGAAAAAACCGCAAAGTTTGAATCTTTTTACGTCCCATCTTTTACTGAGGTTGATGTAAAAAACGTTGCAATTCGTGCAATTACAGTTGAATCCGTTAGCGGTACATTTGCTGTTGGTGATACTTTAACTAAAGGTAGTTCTCCCAACAATACAGATGCTTTAGTTTATGCTGTTGTTACTGGTGAATCTAATACCATTATTCATATCGGTCCTTCTACATTGAATGGAACTGGTACAGAATTTGCAGATGGTGATTCGGTGGGAACTTCTGGTGGTGCTAGTGCAACTGCCTCTACTGGTGGTGTTGGTGCTGCTAATAATGAATTTGTATTCTCCACCGATGGGAGTACTTATAATCTGTTCCTTGGAGTAGACTTAACTATTTTCAAAGATAGAAGTTATCGCTTTGATACTTCAGATTCCTCTATGAGTGGTAGTGATTTAAGTTTCTCTACAACCATTAATGGTGAGTGGGGTCCAGATAATACTGCTGGAACAGAAGACGATGGTTCGGAATATACTACGGGTAAGACTACAAATGGCACTGCTGGTTCGAGTGGCGCTTATATTCAATTTGACTTCGCAGCAGATCCTAACTTAGGTACAACCTTATATTTTTATGATGGTGGTGTAGGAACTGCTTCAAATGCAAATTTTGGTGGAAGCGATCGTTTCCTCAGTTTGAGTACAGATTTTACATATAATGAAATTTATGTTTATGAACTTGCAGGAACATGGGTCAATGCTAGTGATAGTTTCACCGCTGGTGGCACTTCATTTACTGTAACAGCACAAACTGCTGGTCCATATGGTTATGTTCGTTCTTATAGTTCTACAACACTTAAGGTAATTAAGGGTACTGGTTCTGCAGATTTTGCTGGAACTGATGTTTTCCAAGATTCTCCTAAAGATGGAAATGCATCACGTTCTGCTGTTACCGTAAGTAGCGTAGATGTTGCTACAACAGCGGTGGGAGTAGAAAATTTCATTAGTAAGGATAAAGCACTTAGTGCCAACGGTATTGATCGTATTACATCTCTTGTTATTGGACCTGGTGAGCGTTTGATTGTTGAAAGTGCAACTCAAAATAATGGATTCACTCTTCTTGGATTTGAAGATGCTTCTAATGCTTTCACTGTTAGAAACTTCTTAGAATCAACAGCAGGGGCGGGTTGATTCCTCCGTCTAATAAATAACTAAAAACAAGTATAAGAAATGGCTCTTACTCGTCTTAAGAATATTATTACGTCCAGAACTGGACGTATCATTTACGTCAACCCTGATGATTTCGACGCTTCGGATGCCATTGACAATAGAGGAAACTCTGCTCTGCGCCCATTCAAATCTCTTCAAAGAGCATTTCTTGAAGTTGCTAGATTTTCATATAGAGTAGGTTTATCGAATGACGAATTCGATGCCTTCTCAATTATGCTGTATCCAGCAGAGTACATCGTTGATAATAGACCTGGAGAAGTTCTTTATACAAATGTTCCTCCCATTGATGCTAACTCTAATTTAGATCTTACATCTCCTAATAACGTATTATATAAGTATAACTCGGTTGAAGGTGGTATCATTGTTCCTAGAGGTTGTTCCCTCGTAGGTACTGACCTTCGTCGTACAAAAATTATTCCCAAGTATATTCCATATCCTACAACTTTACCATCTAAAAATATTAATAACGAAGATCAAGTTCCTCCCAGAACTGCAATCTTTAAGGTAACTGGTGGAACATATTTCTGGCAGTTCTCATTCTTTGATGGTGCTGAGGAAGGTGTATACTTCAAACCCGATAGCACAGAAACATTAGCACCTAAGTATTCTCATCATAGACTTACTTGCTTTGAGTTTGCGGATGGTCTAAATCCTCTTTCGAGTCTTATTTCTTCAGGAACTGTTCCTAACGCTGATTATTCTGCCGTTGCTAATATTCAAGAAAGAACAGATTTAGAGATTTACTATCAAAAAATATCAAAAGCATTTGCTACTATTCCTGATACATCTGGCGAACCATCAGGTGACCAAATTCAGGCAAGAGTTGAAGAAAATAGAATCGTTGGTCCTATTTCTGATGAATATCGTGTTTTCCAAATTACTCGTAATGGACAAACTGCAACAGCAGTTACTGTTGACGAATTAGGAAATGAAAGAAATCATGGATTCTCTGTTGGTGTAAACATTAATATCAGTGGTGTTACTGGTTCAACTGGACCTCAATCTGAATTGGATGCATCATTGTATAATGGTTCATTTACAGTTACATCAGCATCTGGTAACGTCTTTACTTACCAAATGCAAGGAGAACCAACAGGTAATGCAACTGGTAATAGTATTGCCGTTAAGACTGAGATTGATACTGTTGACTCTGCATCACCATATGCGTTTAACTTGTCACTGAGAAGTGTCTGGGGCATGAATGGTATGCACGCAGATGGTAGTAAGGCAACTGGTTTCAAATCAATGGTTGTTGCTCAGTTCACAGGTTTGAGTCTTCAAAAAGATGATAGAGCGTTTGTAAGATATAATGCTTCGACTGGTAACTATGATGCTGCAACTGCTGGTGATGGTGCTCACTTAGATGGTTTTGCTGAGTATCGTAAGGGTTGGGCACATGAGCATATTAAGTGTAGTAATGACTCATTCATTCAGGCAGTTTCGGTGTTCGCTGTTGGATATGGCACACACTTCACATCACTTAGTGGTGGTGATATGTCAATTACCAACTCTAATAGTAACTTCGGAAACACTGCTTTAAGATCTGCTGGATTTAAGGCAAAATCATTCTCAAAAGACAAAGCAGGTGCAATCACTCATATCATTCCACCTAAAGCACTAAACGTTATTTCTACGACTGCTACGGGCAGTTCTGGAACTAATACTATCACCCTTGCAAATGATGGTAGCATTAATGGCATTATTCAGGGAATGACAATCACTGGTGATAATATTGGAAGTGGTGCATTAGTCTCCTCCTTCAATGTCAATACTCGTGTAGTTACACTAACTGTTAATAATAGTGGCACTGTTAGTAGCGGTGTAATTTTTGGAGAAGAAACATCCATCAACTGGGTCAACATTGATATTCAACGTACTGTTGATATTAATACAGCATTAGTTGGTCAGGGTGGTACTGCTGGGACAAGACTTTACCTTTATGGATATACGACTGAGGCATCGCCTCCAACAACTAGAGTGCAGGGTTACACCGTTGGTGCGCGTCAAGATGGCACAGGTGCTAGTGCTATTCCCGATAAAATCAACTGCCTCTTAGTTCCAACAGCAGGTTCTGCTTCTTCAGAAGTTCGTACTGCTAAAATTTCACCTTATGGACCTTCTGTTTCTGGTCTAAATGCTGGAGTTTCAGGTTCTCCACTTCAGTATGATAGCACTGCATATACTGTTAATGGTGTTAGTGGTCAAATTGGAGGTTGGTACTTAAGCGTAGATTCTAATGATAACGAAATTTACACAACTCTTACCACTAATACTCAGTACAATAATGTAAACTTTACTCCTACAACGTTTATTAAAAGAATCCCCGATCCCCGTGACTTACAAGATAGAACATATCGCGTTCGTTATGTAATTGATAAGGATAAAACTAATCCCCTTCCTCGTAATCCTTTGTCGGGTTATGTAATGCAACCTTTGAATAGTGATACTACATCATTTGCATTAAACAGAGCTTTTTATATCTACGATATTGAAATTGTTCAAGAATTTGAAAGAGGTGTTTCCGATGGAATCTTCTATCTTACCCTGCTATGTGCATCTATTGCACCTACAACTTCTAACTTTAACGACAGAAAGTTCTCTCAAAACGTCAACGAAGTGTATCCTACGTTTGACAGAGACAACCCTGTTGCTGACCCTGTTGCTTCGATATCCGTCGCTGACAACGAAACTATCGGTCTTGTAAATTCAACTGATGGTGCATCACCTACACCTAACAAAGACCCGAAAAGATCTATCACTAAAGAATCTACAGTATTCTTATTAACTGATACTGGTTGGTCACAACCAAGTACAACACCCAACTATGATTCTGTCAATGCTAGACTTTCTGGTGTTGAACTTACTGCTCGTGCAGGTGATGAAGAAACCCGAAAGATTAGCATTCGTGAAACAAATGACGGTATTGTTGCACCTATTCCAGTAGAACTTAGAAGGCATTCTATTATGCGTTCTGGTAACCATACCTTTGAATATCTTGGTTTCGGTCCTGGTAACTATTCAACAGCATTCCCTCAGACTCAGGTAGAAACTCTAACACAAGATCAGATTAAGTTCTCTCAGTCAATCAAAGAAGAAGCAGGTGTTGCATTCTACTCAGGTCTTAACTCTAATGGTGACCTATTCATTGGTAACCAGGTTATTAACCCTGTTACAGGTCAGATTACGAACGAGGATATCGCACAATTGAATGTTGTTGGTGAAGAGAATACGACTATCGAAACATTCTCTGAGTTGGTTCTTACTGATAAATTGACTGTTATTGGTGGTGCATCTAACCAGTTAGAATCTATTTTTGCTGGTCCTGTTACATTCCAAGGACAACTATCATCTACTAATAATATTATTGCTAAGAAGATTACTTATAATAATCAAGATGGTACTGTAATCAAGCAAACTTTACTTGCACCTGAGGATGCTAATGGTCAACCTAGTTTTGCCAATATCACGGGGTATGATACACCTGCTGATGGAGATTTAGTTTACAATATTAATTGGGAACCTGGTAAATCTCTCGGTTGGATTTACTATGGTGCGACTTGGTTTGAATTTGGTCTAACTGATGTTGGATTTATTGATATTGCGGTTAAGGATCCTCTTAATCCTGCTAATGATTTGACTATTGATGCTGCTGGCACAGTAGGAAGTGGCGTCGGTCTTGGTAGAGACGCTAAAAATGCGTTTAGAGTTGCAGTAGACGGTGACGTTTATGTTGATGGAAATCTTGTTGGTACTGGTCAAGGTTTCGTTGGTTCTGACAAGTATATTACTAAAACATATACTGGAGATGGTGCGACCCTAACATTTGCGGTTACTACATATACAGGTGTCCAGCATACTGATGATTCTTGTTTGGTATTCCTGAATGGTGTTGCTCAGATTGCAGGTACTAATTACACTGTAGATGTTAATGGTGCAAACATTGTATTTACATCAGGTGATGCTCCACTTGCTAGTGATACGATCCATATTCTTGAGATGCCTATCTAATCTGCTAAATACTATCGGGGTACAACTGTAGTTAACTATGGCAGTTACTAGAATTAGTGATAACCAAATCGATACTGGCACATCGGCAGTATTATCAGCGTTATCGTTTCTAAGTTCAAATAATGTGTTTAGATTGCCTGTTGGAGCAACAGGTGACCGACCAACATCACCTTCTGTAGGAACTTTACGTTTCAACAGTACGAATGATAATGCTGAAGTTTATGTTGCTGATGTTGGTACTGGTAGTGCTGGATGGACTGAAGTCGCTGGTGGTGGACCTTCCCTAGGTGAAGATAGTGTTATCAGAACTAACAAGGATTCTATCGGTGAAAATCTTACAGTTGGACCTACTGCAAATGGTGATGCTAAGTTTACTAATGGTTTTAGTGTTGGTCCTATCCAGATTGACACCAATCAGACAGTAACAATTGAAGCAGATTCTGTTTGGAGTATTATCTGATGAAATTAAAAGTAGCAAATATTGAAGGTCTTACTGCACCCGATTATCGTCTAACGGTATCACCAGGTACAGCACTTTCTCCTGAAGCAGGATTATCCCTGACTCAAAGTTACTTACCATTGCCCTCTGGTGCAACTACTGCTAGGTATACAGACGCTCCTATAGGTTCTGTAAGGTACAATACTACGACTGCAAAGATTGAGGTTAAAACCTCAACTACAGCGTGGTCAGAAACTAATATGTGATCAAAATATGTCAACACTAAGAGTATCAAAATTAGCAGGAACAGCAAATTCACTTAATCAAGTGAGTGTTCCTGCTGGTAAAAAATTAAAGATTGGTGCTGATGCAGCATTGGACCTAAGCGGATTAGACACTGCTTTACAACTTCCTGCTGGTACTACTGGTAATCGTCCAGGTTCACCTGCTACTGGTTATTGGAGATTTAACACCTCTAATAATGTGTTTGAGGTTTATACTGGAAGTGCCTGGGCAACATTAAGTGCCGCTGCAAGTGGTGCCTCTGCTATTGTCGCAGATGGGTCTAGTGCAGTTGCGGCAGCAGATAATCCTGGTGAAGCATTTGCAGCAGGATTAACTTCTGGCAATGAAGTATGGTTAAAGGTTGGAGATACTTCTCTTCCATATGAATATGATCCTAGCGATAGATTTGGTACGGGTGATGAAGGATGGGCATTGATGAACCATACTTGGTTTGGTACATATGCACCTGCTCATCTAGTTGATTATGAAAGTTTTGGACAACCTTTTAGTATTCGTCCTGCATTTACTGATCAGGCAGATAAAGTAAGTAGAAACACAATTACATCAGGTAAATTTAGAATTGGGATGAACCAGAGACATGACCAATCAGGTTCTGGTGGTGACTCTTTGAGTACAATTCGTATTCAAATGCCTAGAATGACAAAGGCACGTTATTACAAAGATAGTAGAACTAATGGTGGTTCTGATACTGCTGACTATGGTAGTTTTAATCAAAATTTTAATGGTATTAATGAAAATTCTCCTTATGAGAACAATGGTTCTGGTTATTGGCAGGTAATTTGGAGTGGTAGAACTGGTAGTAATGGCGGTTCTGTTGGTAATGATTGGATGATTATGGATAACGGTAATAATAACCAGAATGGTTATGTAAGCGGTGTTCAGGCATTTGGTGGTGGTAAACCATCATACGACCCCTGGGCAATTTGGGGCACAACTGACGCATACAATGAGTATGTTATATACAACACTTGGCGTATCTGGTTTCACTGAGGTAAAAAACAATGAGTACAGTAAAAGCAAACAATTTAGAAGGTAGCGGTGGTGTTATCCGCAACGATAAGGCAGCAGTTCAGTTATCCGATGGATCTCTTAATGTCGTAGGTTCATTCGAGGTGGATAATGACGCCAGTATTGTTTTACCTAGTGGTGATGAAGATGACCGTCCAACTCCTGCTTCTGGGCAGGTTAGAGTTAATATAGTATCTGGATCGGGAACCCTAGAGGGATATAATGGAACTGAATGGGTTTCTTTAACAGCACCTCCAGCGCAACCAATTGCTGGTTCTTCAGCAGAAAATCCAGCACAATCTTGTTATGATATGTTAACCAATGATGGTATTACTCAGAATGGTTTTTACTGGATCGATTCTTCTGGCACACCAACATTAACTTGGTGCTTTATGGAAGCACCTTGGGGAGAACCTGACTATAGTTTGCTTACTCCATATGGAGATATGAGTCAGACATATAATAATAATTATGGATGGTTCCACCATGATGATAGAGATGGTGGCAATATGACTGGCAATGGGCGGGCAAAAAATCCTGGTTCTGAATACTTTGTGTATTTCTGTGATGGTTGTGGCGCTGCTGATACAAGATATAACTATCCAGCACCATCAGGACATGTTATTCACTGGTATGGTGCAAGAAGTCATTGTGGTGGAGATAGGACATTTGGTTTCCCTGGAATGACTAATTCATGCTCAAATAACTACTCAAGTTATAATTGTAACCAAGTGTTTAGATTTGCTGGAGTTACATCAACCAACGTAGGATTTGAGCAATACAACGATAACTGCGGTGACCCTAACGAAGCAACATTAGTTGTCGTTTCTAAAGTAAATGGAACAAGCAGACCTGCTCCTTCAGTTAATACTTGGAAGGCATATTTTAGAGATGTTGGTTGGAGATACGGCGGAGTTAATAGTCAAAACGGTTGATATATATGGTATAATAGTTATTATCTGAATAAATTATGGCATTTGAATATACGCCTTGGGCGGATGCTTGGAACTGGTTATGTGAAGGTGAGCATACTGTTGTGAAATGTGTTATGCTTGTTGATGATTCTTGTCCAACTTGCACCAAATTTCATGATGAAGTTATTGGAAAGTTAGAAGAAGTTTATCCTTGGTTTGAGGTAAAATTTGTAGGGGCAAAGGATCTACCATTTCCTCCTGCCTCTGCACCAACAGGACACTTTACATATAACTTTAGACATGAAAAACTAGGATTTCCTGAGATTCGTGCAGGTGCTGGTCCAGCACACTTAGTTGAACGAGATATTGTCACTATGCGTGCCATGAATGTATATCAAAAACATTACTCAGAACTTACAGAAGAGCAAAAACACCAAAATGAATTAGATAAAGTAAATGGACATTCTTGATAGATTCAAAGTTCCTGTTGAAGTACAGGAAGAAAGGATGGATTTGTGTTTGCAATGTGAGCACTTCTTTCGTCCAACAAAACAATGTAAAAAATGCGGTTGTTTCATGGGAATTAAAACCTGGGTAAGAGATTTAGAGTGCCCCATTGGTAAGTGGGGTAAGTATGGTAGTGGTGTATCTTGGGACGTAGATGAAGTCCAACCTAATAATAATGCTTGGGGATCTTATGAGTCTGATAACTGAATTAAAAATTCCTCCGATTACTCAGTATGCTGCATTAAAGAAGTATATCTTATCAAATCAACATCCATGGTATCGTGAGAGTTATTCTTGTGGTATTAATCTTAATGAATCTCCAGATGTTTGGGATGATGGTGTAGACATATCGCATTTTTCGTATTGTTATACTTCTCGTCCTCGTATTGGGATGAGAGCACCATCTAAGATAGATGTCATTCCTACTCAAACTTATAATACGATTATGGATGTCGTTGAGCAAATATTGGAGTATAATGGTATCCATGTTGGTTGTATTTTTCGATTAAATGTTAATATGCTTCTTACTCATCCTGAAGATAATTCTTGGGGTGCTATTCATGTTGACCATAAGTTCCCACATAAAAACTTACTTATCTACCTGACACCAAAATGTACAACTGGTGGTGATCTTAGGGTATATGAAGATACTCATGATGGAACTTTGAATAGACCTGCCTTTGAAAAGTATGAAACTTTCACTCCAACTGAAGATAGTGCGGTCACATTTGATGGAGACTGTTTTCATTCTGGACAAACACCAACAACAGAAGGTGAACGTAGAATTCTTATAGTTGCTACGTATTGCACAGAGTTGAGATATTATGCGTAGTAGACAGTTAGAACAAGTGTCACAGAGGGGTTGCGACCCCTCTTTTTTTATGCTATATTACATGAGTAAACAAACGACAGGACCATGCCTCAATTCACTCTCATCTGTACCGATGAAGATTCTACAGTAACAACTAAAGAATTTGAAGCAACTATCCTAGAAGATGTTGTAGACAAGACAGAAGACTTTCTGAAGGGTGTTGGTTATTGTTTTGAAGAACTACGCACACAAGTGTATCCTATCCCTGAAGTCGATGAAATTCAGTCTATTTACAGGGATGTAGACTGATACATATTAATGTAATTTATCGTTGATCATTTCATTACAATGGGCAAAACTTTTCGGCGTGGCGGAAGCGAGCGAGGGTATTACTCTCCTGGCAAATCAATCCGTGATAAGCGAGCAAAAGGCGGCACTAATCGTTCACCAAGATCAGAAGAAAACTATGACGATTTCCAAACCAAAGGAAACAAAAAGGGGAAACGATTTGACCCCGAACGTGATAATGACACTGGATGGTATTGAAACTGATGTGGACGAATTAGAGTTTGATGATTACTCTGAGATAGATTATGATCTCGATTTCACCGTACAGTATTAATTCCATGGACTTTGATAAAGAATCGCAAGACATTAAGTTCAATCGAGGACTTGATTTGTTCATGGAATCTGTATTGAAACCAGACAATAAATTGCGTGAGTGTGCTCACAACCAAAAATGTTATACCGAACTGATGTATGTCCGTTCTTATGTTCTTGATTATCTAAAAACTCTAAGAAGAGACGACTGATGCAATTTCTACATTCACCAATCCTTGATAGGGATGAGAAGATGGTTCTAAAAGATGCACTGATTTTGTATGTCTCTGACATACAAAAACGGTTTTATGCTGATGGTGTAATTCCTGAAGATGTGTATCTGAGTAAGATGAAACACGTAGAAGAAATAGTTGAAACATTACATTTAAGCGAACTCTATCGCCAGTGACAATCTGCAAGGTGTCCACTACACCTTGCCAACCTAAACAATCTATGCAATACTAATGATGTTGGAAAAAGACATTCGCCTATTGAACAAAGTCATCAAGAAAGGCGAAAGTGGTGAAGTCAGATATTCTGACGATGAACTAATCAAACTCAAAACAAAACGTTCTCAGTTGAAAAACTGGAGACGTGCAGCACAAATTTCTCAAAACAATGGTTTCGGACAGTATGTCAATGAACAAAATGATGACTGATGACACTTTCGGTGTTTCTTGGCAAGAGACTGATATGGTTCAGGTAGAGGAAGATGATTGGGTTTCTTCTATCCTTGGCACTGAAAATGACGCAATTTATGATGTTCTCTCTGAAATTCAATGAAAAAGGACTATGATCGTTGGCGTATTCTCTGGAAAAAGGAGAAGAAACCAGGATTTTTTGCAACTCAAGAAGTTGTAGTTTATGGAATGCACAACGTTGAATACGTAATCGACAATGTTGTGCCAGAAAATGTAAACTGGGATGTTCTCCCCGCATGACAGTCAGCAAACTGGTCGGGCACCCTTGACGGGGTGCCTTTTTTGTGCCATACTATAAGAGTCAAAGGAAAAGCATGATTTTTGATTTTGAAACTGAGTATCATTGGGGTGCTCTCATTGTCAAACTTGTCCCTATGTTTGCCATGGATGTTTACAAAGCATCCGATGATGAGTTAGTATGGGTCTTTGATGTGAACAATCCCAAAAATGGTTATCATGTCCCTGCTCGCAATCTCTCCACCTATTCTTATTGATTATGCGTAAACCATTCCTTAAGTGGGCAGGTAACAAGTATAGAGTGCTGGATCATTTACTGCCTCTAATTGGTACTCCAAAAACATATGTTGAACCGTTCGCTGGTAGTTGTGCAACAGCATTGAATGTTGATGCTAAAAGATATGTACTGAATGATATTAACGCTGACCTTATCAATCTTTATAAGTACCTGATTAACCCAAACGACGACAGTTTTATTCAACACTGTGGCGACTTCTTTCGTCCTGAGAATAACGACAAGGAAGAATATATTTCTCTTCGTAAGTATTTCAATGACAGCACTGACACACTAGAACGCTCACGTCTGTTTGTATATCTCAACCGTCACTGTTTCAATGGTCTGACTCGATATAATTCTGGTGGTGGTTTCAACGTGCCATTTGGTAAGATGAAGAATCCAATGTTACCTAGCACGGCAATGATGGACTTTCGTATGTATTTTCTCATGCGTCAGCATACATTTGCTAACGTGCATTTTGATGATGGTCGTTTATATGCAGGACTAGGATCTGGTGATGTAGTATACCTGGACCCTCCCTATGTTCCTGCTTCCGATACTGCTAACTTTGCAAGTTATGCCAAGCAAGGATTCTCATATGATGAGCAAGTTGCAGTAGTAAAGAGAGCAGAATCTCTTGCTAGTCAGGGTGCTAAAGTTATCGTTAGCAACCATGATACTGACGTTAGTAGAGAACTATACAAAAATGCAAAAATCTATTCGTTGCAGGTGTCCCGTAGCATCTCCGCTAAGGGCAGCAGCAGAAAAAAAGCAAATGAACT